ATCGTGTCGAACATGACATAGGATGCGGCGACACAGTAGGATGCGGGAAGACCCCACTCTGGGAGATACGATGTAAAAGCTTCACCAAGCTCATTCGCGTACCCCATGTACCGTAGGGAAGTTTCACGGTAAGGATCAACATTCTTATATGCTGTAGCGTATACTTTAAAACGCTTCGTGTGTCTTGGTGCGAGTATTGGTCTGCAGGTAGCTAGAGCTAACATTGTAAGACATGCGTGTTTAAACTTTATATCTCCTGTAGATTGTCGTTTGAGTCTTCGAGCCAATATAAACGTTTCACGATCGCATCTCTGTACCGACTTCTAAAATCGTTTTCGAGTTCCATGTACTTTTTACATAATTGGGTAACAGTCTTTTTATCGAAATGTCCAGGGTCGACGTCATGAATCCGACTATAATGTCTCAGTACCCTCTCACGCATGGGTTTGGATGTGCGGCGTATGGGTTGATGACTAGACAATTCACCTTCGAGATAGTTTATCTGTAACTGATTAAAGTCACTGTCGAGTTCAATCGATCTGTCAATATAATAGTTATTGAAATAACTGACGACACGTTGGTCGTCACTCATGGGGATGATATGAAAATTATCATAATCGAAAAACATAACTGGATCACTCCGTTTATTGTAGGCACTCTTCAAATTGTTACAGATTTCCAGGTAATCACCCTCGGGTAAGACATTCGAATGCTTATCTATTAGTTGCATAGCCTTTAATAAATTTTCCATGCTTAATCTTTCTTATTTTAATTTGTCTAAGTAACTTAACGAATGTATGACAAGTCCGAATGCCAGACAGGTATTGTTCATATAGGGTATGGAAACTTTCACAGGGCACATCAGGCGATGTACATTCATGAGTACATGAAGGAAACCGGAGATCTTCGTTGGGGTATCGTAGCTGTTAACTTAAGAAATGAGGGTTTCAGGGAGATTGATGACTACGTCTTGAAGACACCATCGAAATACATGATGATTAGATCACATCTTGACTACATCGACTGGACTAAAAATAGGACGATCGCGAAACATATGTTAACCTTACCCAGTGTTCATCTCGTTACCGTGACAGTCACGGAAAGTGGCTATGCACCAGGATCACCCCTCTTCGAGTACCTAGCTTGTGGACTCCGGAATCGCAAAAATCCCATAACGATCATGTCGTGTGATAACATTCGCCAAAATGGTCTCGTTCTCGAAACACAGTTTTTAGCGTATCTGTATCACACCAACCAACACGAACTCGCTGTATGGGTCAGGGAAAATGTAAAGTTTCCTTCGTGTATGGTCGATCGCATTACACCTCGAACGACAGACGCACTCCGTCAGGAAGTCGAGAATGTATTCCCCGGTCATGGTTCAACTGCTGTGCAAACTGAAGAATATACACAATGGGTCATTGAAGATAAGTTCGCTACAGACTTCCCCGATCTGACCAAGGTTGGTGTCGTCATAAGTGATGATATTGGACCCTACGAAGAGACGAAGATTAGGATTCTCAATGGTGGTCATACATCACTCGCCTATATTGGTGTTCTCTCTGGTTACACGACATTCGACCAGGTTATGAATGACCCATCACATCGCAAACACTTCAAACAGCTTCAGCGAGAAGAGATTGCTCCCTCGATCGACACAGAATTACCCTTTGATGTATACGACTATATCGACACTGTTGAGGAACGATTTTCGGATGCAACGAACGTCGATGAGTTGGATAGAATCTGCATGGATGGATTCACAAAGTTTCACACCTTCGTCGTACCTTCTCTTCGAAAATGTCTCGAGCAAGGGAAACGACCTATACACATCTATAAGAGCATCGTGGCATGGTACATATATTCGAGAAGGTTTGCTAGGGGGTGTACAAAAATTCGATACGATGAACCAAATTGGACTTTACTTGAACCTCTATTGAGAGACGGAGCTGTTGACGCATTCGTGTGTTCGGAGCGTTTATGGGGAGATATACCAAGAATATACATTACATTTACTAGAGACCTGAAATCCCTGTTACTCTCTCAAACCTACGAGAAAGAAATTGACTTGCTAACAGAAGTGTGCACGTAACTTGTCAACGTGTTCAATCATAGTCTCCTCTTCCTCTTCATCATCTTCACACGCTTGGCAAGGTGTGTCAAACATATGACAGGTGTGTTCACCATTTTCAACCATTTCACGAACATCGGGATCGTGCATGATATCGTCATCGTCATCGTCGGGTGGATCCAGTACAACTTCTTCATAATCGACGCGTGTGACCTTTTGGGACTCGAGTTCTTTGACACGCTCTCGAAGTCTTCTGATTTCTTTGTCAAAATCCTCTTCGGTCCAGTCATCAAACTCGGTCGACATCTCAACGAAAATACCAGTGGGGAGTGAGTGTTCCATGTTTTATTAATAATTACAAACTTTAGTTTCTACTTAGGTATCTTAATCTTCTTCAATCTGAAACGTACATTCCCATTTGAAGGGGGGAGTTGAATCGTACCATTTCGCATAGTTAAACGCTTACCGTTCGAATTGGTCGTCTCCATAATGTATAGAAAATACTTTTCGAAATATTTCCACTGAGCCGTCCTACGATTCGACTTGGGAACATACTCATGAATCACTCCCCAAATAAACTTTTTGACGTATTCAAGACGTTCACGTGGGTCTTTGGGGCCAGGTCTAAGAATACCAAGGTCAGTCATCATAACGAGAAAGGATTCCATGTAACAGAAGTGGTGTTGGGAAAGTTCATCGTATTGAGAGATGACGAATGCCTCCTCCAACTTCTTTTGAGAAAGACCCATCGAATTCTTGTTCTTAAAACTGGCAAACGACTGTGAAACAAAACCACCCGTGGGTTGTGGGTAACAACCATTCAGTGCTTTCATAGACAGTTTGTATCTACGACTGAGTAATGAGCGGAGTGGTTCTTCGAAATCCGAATCCGTATCCGTCATCGAATCATAGATTACAGCCGTCTTATTGTCATGATTGACTTTAGCCATACCGTAATGTCCCGAACCATCCGGGTAAGAATGTTCCATCAAAATATACTCGATACCAGATACCCCATTAGACGATGCATGCTTCCTTTCCATCGCACTGGTCTGACGGTATGAAAATTTGAAATCTTTACCGGATTCCCTTTTAATGTCTTCTCCAAACCTTACAAAGAACCCATCTTCGTGAAGGTATTCCTTTGCCATCTCAGAAGCATCCTCTATAGCCATGAGGTTACGAGCCCTCGCATTTGTGGTAATTCTGGATTCGATGTAATCATTCTTATCGATTTCGGGAGTCTCCTCCTTGATTTTCAAAAGTTCATTTCTGGTGGAAATATCCTTAATCAACTTGATGGGAACAAGTGACATTTTATGATAAGGTGATACTAGTTTTAAGCTCAGCACGTATATTTCGAAATATAAATTCTGAGCTTCACTTAGGGATGGAACATGTACGAAAGATCATGGATATCATGGATGATGAGATGTTCCCAACAAAGAGAGAGTGGGTATATGTGAAAATTTGTAACGAACTAAAACAAATACATATTCAATTACAGGAACTCTCGAGACTAAAACAACTACATGCACCAGGGATGATAGATCCTTCCGCGTGTATTGAAGTACGATCACTCCCTAGACCTGACCCCTCCGCACCGCCCTACCATAATACCTGAAATCACGTTGTGCGAGTGTTCCCCTATGCACAAACCACATGAGTTCCTCACACCCACGAGTTTGGTTGAGTTCTCTCCAATAAAGGTTAGATGCTTCTCGGATCTGTTTATAGATGGCTAATTTTACTTTATCTGTTGGGTCTTTTTCGTGTTCTTCGAAGGCGTCTCGGAGAGCTTCCGTACTTCTGATCCATGTATGACATTTATTGAATGCATCTGATGTCATGATGAAATCTTCACCAACCACATCAGGTGTGACAAGTAATCGATCCCTGCTTCTGTACATTTCTTTCAGTAATCGACACATCCGAATATAATCACCTTCGGGTATTTTATGGGAGTTTTTATCGATGAGACTCATAAGTTCTTCCATTGTTTCTTACAATTACAAATGTCCCTATTCACTTAGGTTTCGGACCACTCTTCATGTAACTCTCGTAAGAATTCATTTAAACCTGGGTACTCAACTTCTTCATCAACCTCCCTCCATCGCTGATGAAGCTGTTCTCTTTCTCTCTGAGCATTGGTATCGGGATCAGATGGCAATGAATCCTCAATCCATTCTCGTGGCTGCCCATCTGACATGGGTACAGTGGGTCGATATACAGGCCCGGAGATTAGAAAATCCCGCGACGGTCGTTCCCCCACCCAAAGAGGTTGATTTTGATCGAGGAGAAATGAAGGTGGGTTGACTCTGTCTCTCAATTGTTTAATAGTGTCACACATTTGGAGATAGTCCCCATCAGGGATCTTCTCTGAGTTCCGATCAATAAGATCGATAAGTTTATGGAAGAGATCCATTTCGACTTGAAATTTCACGTATTGTGAACTACTTAGGTTGTGATATTCAGTTCTATTGACAAAAAGGTAGTGCATGAAGGTTGGAATGTCATGATTATATACATCTTCGGGTTCGAGTGGAATCCACGAGTATCGTAAAATAAACTCCATAGCATCACTCGTAACGTCTGGGTAACTTTTCATCGTAAATGTATACCTATCCTGTATGATGGACATACACTGCAATAAAAAGGGGAAATACTCTTCAGTACAATCAAATATCAGCTCATCAATAAACTCCATATAAAGTTGATGACAACGTTCGACATTCCACAACCTTTTTTTATGTATGATATTTCTAAAACATAGAGATTGTCGACACATGGGACATGTCGCACAATTCCGATGCTGAAGATACCATTTCTTTGTACACGAAGCACAAAGAGTATGCCCACATGTCAACTGTATAAGACCTGTATCAGAATAACAAACGGGGCATTCCATTACTCATCATTGTATTAAATCTCTAAGTTTCTAAGATTCATCGACGATCTGGAATTTTTATTGTATTTAGAGGCATATAAGTTAAATTCGTCATACAGATACATGATATCATCGTTTCTATAAAGGGCAAGTCTCACTTTATTGGACAGTTCCATGATATGATAGAACGTATCACTGTCGGATTCTTTCTCCACTACGAAGGACATAAGCCTTTTGCACTTCGTAAGGAGAACATCAAGAAGTTCTCGACGCTCTGAATAAGGGTTTTCAGATACTTGAATGTAGCGAACCTCGTTACATTGATTGATAGCCCGGATCAAAACTGGTTGATGAGTGGTTGTCCTCACCCCGACAAACTCCAAAAAACTTTTAAACATTTTTTTTTGGTGCCGGTGGGCACTCGGGTTCTTGGATACAGAGATCCCAAATCTCTCGCTGAACGTCTGTACAGAGTGTGTTCGTAGCCTGGCAAAAAGCCAATGCAAAGTCTTGTGTAAACATCATTACTTGTAGATTCTCCAGAACCGACTTAGGAGTGCGTTGATCAACCTTTTTTGTTCAGGCTCAGGCTCAGGCTCAGGCTCAGGCTCAGAAAGACGCTTCAATCGAAGATATTCCAGTTCGATATCAAGATAGAAACGTTGAGGGGCATCCCATAAAATCTTCCTAGTCATTGTACACAGGTTACTGAGGTAATAAGGAGTCATGTCATATAGAGTACCCCAGATGGCTCGGAGGATCAGCATCTCTTTTTTGTTTACATAGACTACACCCTTTTAACTAATTTAAAAAATGTACACTTAAAATAGGTATGCCCTGCCAACTGTGTCGCAAAAAGTGTGGCGTTCCCATCGACTGTCAATATTGTGAAGGTAGTTTCTGTCCAAGTTGTATCAACCTAACGAAACACGATTGTCAAGGTGCCGACATCAAGAAGTTGAAACAACGTAAAGAGCTCAGGGAAAAGACGGCATTTGAACCACCACCAAAATGCTTAAAGATTTGACACAAGTATAAGATATATTGGCTGAGATGCCCGAGTTGGTCTAAGGGGTGCGACTTAAGATCGCCTGTGCGTTCGCACGCGTGGGTTCGAACCCCACTCTCAGCACCATCTTCCATAGCTCAGTAGGTAGAGCGGCAGACTGTTAATCTGTAGGTCATCGGTTCGATCCCGATTGGAAGAGATTACGCTCCTATAGTGTAGTTGGTCAACACTGTGGACTTTGAATCCACCACCCCAAGTTCGAATCTTGGTGGGAGCTTCCCCTCTCTTAGCTCAGTTGGTAGAGCAGTGGACTGTAGTTCCATTTGTCACCTGTTCGATTCAGGTAGAGAGGACCATTCCTTCATAGCTCAGTTGGTTAGAGCGTGCGACTGTTAATCGCGAGGTCATCGGTTCGATCCCGATTGAAGGAGAAATTTACCAATTAAAAATCCGACGATATTCGTCACATTTTCGCCCACTGAATAGTGCCATGTATGTTCTGTCGAGTTCTTGATACCGAGAGCACGGTCTATGAAATTTTCTTGTTTTGGTTTACCGCCATACACCTTACGAAGCCATGGAGGACCTTCATCCCTCCCTTCGTATCGTCCCAAACACCCACCGAGCTTTTTCACGATCTCTGGTCTACTCGAGAGCCAGTATTCGAATAATTCCCACGCGAATCCCAGACCTATCCATGTCTTGAACTTGTCCGGGTACAACATTCCCGCAATCGTATAAAAGAAAAGGTGTCCATACTGGAACCCATAAAATTCGGTTCGTGCACACACGAATCGTTCGTCTGTACACGAACAGATGCGTGCATATACGAAGAACCATATGATAAATAGTACTACGAGTATCATCTGTTAGATACGATTATTTCTTTTTGATGAACATCTGACCGTCATGGATACCACTCTTGTCGATGTCGATGACGTTCCTGTATCCATTCGCAAATGCCTGTAAACCCGCGGTTGGGTTCACAGGGTCGGGACCGTAGTCATCGAGAATCATCCATCCTCCCGACTTTAACTTACGCCACGAAAGAACGGCGTCTTCCAAGGCCCATTCAGCTTCGTGGTTTCCATCAACAAAGATGATATCAAATGTATCATCTTCCAGTGTTGGAATGATATCACGAGAAAATCCTCTGTGGATCTTGAGTTTATTCTTCACTTCGGGTGAAGCATTGTCCAAATTTTTTAGGAACTGTTTATAGATTTTATCCTGATCACCAACATACTCGACGTATTCCTCATAATCAACCCATGGGTCAATCGCATGCATCTCCGTATCTGGGTGTTTACAGTAAGTGTCTGCAATCTCCCATAGGTTCATCCCATAGTGAACTCCGATTTCAAGGTATTTGATGGGCTTATCCTCTGGTGTGATAACCTTTTCCCACCATGAACAGGGTCTAAATTTAGTTCCCTCCATGTATCTAATTAAGAATGGTAATCTTTATACACTTAAAATAATCATACAATAATAAAACACAATGTCTTCGGTTGGCCTCATCGGTCTTGGTGCTATCGGGGGTAACCTCGCTCTCAATCTCCAGCGTTCTCGTGATGTCCACGTGTATGGTCGCACAAAAGAAAAGGTTGATGCAGTAGCGAACAAAAGTGACGCGATCCATGGTCACACCGATATGGACACCTTCATTTCAGAAATGGATACCCCACGCACCATTTTCACAGCTCTCCCAAACGGTGAAGCCACTGACGGAGTTGTCAAATCCCTTCTTGGAAAACTCGACCCGAACGATACCATCATCGACTGCTCCAATGAGCATTATAGGACATCGAGAAAGAGGGGATCTAAGTGTAGGTCGAAGAACGTGAACTACGTTGGAACCGGACTATCGGGTGGTGCGTTTGGAGCTCTTTCGGGACCTGCTTTGATGATTGGTTGCGACGAAGATGTGTTCATCAAGAATACTGATCTCTTTTCCAGTTTTTGTAAAAATTTTACGCACATGGGCAACGATTACGGGGTTGGTCACTTCACGAAGATGGTTCACAATGGTGTGGAATACGGTATGCTCCAGGGTGTCGCCGATGTATACGCATACTGCAACCAGGATGCATTTTACATGAAACAGACACTCGATGAAGCTAAGAAGACTGACACTGATGGGTACATCGTAAACTCAGCTCTTAAAGTATTGAGTGACTATAACATTTCTAAGATTCTTGATGTCGCAGAAATGAATAACACTGGATCATGGACTTCACAGGTTGCTATCGAGTATGGTATTCCCACACCTGTTCTAAATGCTGCACTTAATACGAGACTCACGAGTCGTGATGTCAAGGCGGTTAACGTCAATCAGCATCTGAATTATGCGTTTGACCCCTACATTGCAACTTCCACGCTACGTTTCGTATTTGCTATGGCACTCATCGAAGGGTTCAATGTCATGAATACTCGTAACGTCGAACGGCGTCGAACAATCAATGCGTGGTCATCTGGTACGATCATTGAGTGTCCTATGATTGCGGAAAGTTGCTACGACATCATCGAGCAGACAGTCGAAGATGCGAGAGTGTTTGTTATGTACTGTACAGCAACGGGTATACCGTGTCCTTCTGTACAGGCTGCTCTTACACAGTTTGATTTTATCCATCAACGTCAGACATCTGTAAATTTTTTGATGGCCCAACGTAATTACTTTGGTCAACATTCCATTATTGAAAAGTGATCCCATAGGTCTCTGACTTCTTGTTCGTCGATACAGGAAGACAGGTCGTTCATCTTAATTTTTTCCAGAATTGTTTCATACGCACAGCGTCCGGTATTCATGTTGTAGTTATCCCGATCATTGATCGATATACTTTTTTCGTCCGGTACCATCTTTGAAATATCAGCTTCAAGAAAGATATCCTTATATTTCATCGATACGCGGCACGATGTTGGTGCTGTACCCACATAGAGATCACTCTTTGATATATGTGTGATGTGAGGCTTGACAAATTTGAAATCATGTAGAATTTCTTTCCTCGTCTGCTTAAAGTGTCTAGCCAACAGGGTCGCGAACAACAAGACACAGTGACTCTGGTACATATCTAAAATTATACCGACACTATCAAAGTATTCGATTCGTTGGTTGATATCGGGGCTTTCATGGAGTGTGATTTTAATTTTTTCCAGGTTGTCGGGTAAATCAATTCGATCGAGTATACTCTTTCCGAGATAGTGATCATTATAGAGAACGTTCATATCATTCGTCTTCACAAACGATTGTATTCTTTCAAAGTCTTCCAGAGAATGCCCATGAGGTTTTTCCAAGATGTAGGTTGGGTTGACGACATTCATGTAGGGCTCGACGTTTTCACAAAAATTGTGGGTTGGAATAGACATGTAGGCGACAACGTTTGACGTATTCTCGAGATGTTGTAGATTTGAAACAACACTCCGTGATATAGGTGTATGTGGACATTCCAGTTTGTTCAGGGCTGGGATGATCCTCGTCTGTGCCAAGTGGCCTCGGGCTCCGAATACGAGACAGTGGTTCATCTAATTAAAAGGTAGAAATTATAATCAGGTAATGATATTCATCGATCGACTTTTGCGTTACATATCGAAGGATATCTATTTACCGTTACGATGTTATGCCACCAGGAAGGAATGCTTCTCAAAGACGAAACATTGTCGCTGCAAAAACTTCTGTAAATACCCACCAAACAAAGGTTTGCCCGAAGCAAAATTGATCCTCGTGAAAGAGTATAAGGAGAAGTGTCGTTTATAAAACACAATGTCCCTTGGGGTCAAGAAACTGTCATATGATTCTATTATTCCTACTCGTGGTTCCGATGGTTCTGTGGGTTATGACCTCTACAGCAATATGGACTGTGTTATTCGTGCGTCGGAAAGAGGGCTTGTCTCCACGGGGATCACAGTTGTTCTCCCATCTGGAGTATATGGACGCGTCGCACCACGATCAGGGCTCGCCGTCAAGCATGGTATCCAGGTTGGGGCTGGTGTCATTGATCCAGACTATACAGGTGAAGTCAAAGTCGTTCTCTTCAATCATGATGACAAAGACTTTGAGGTTAAGAAGGGTGATAGGATCGCTCAGCTCGTTCTTGAGAAGTGTGAGACACCGCCTATCACTGAGATCAATATCGTAGAAGATACTGACCGTGGTTCTGGTGGATTTGGATCAACGGGTCAGTGAAAGAAGTGCAATGAAAAACATGCATATACCCCCGGCTAAAATGTAGTATAAGACATTAGCATTCTCCTCAGCTTCTTTCGTTTCGGGGATGAATTCTTCCATGGGTTCTTCTGGTGGAACCGGTTCATAGAGTTCCGTGTCATCAGAAAAACATTCATCATCTTCATCCGCCACGTATCGTTCAATCTCCTCTTCTGTACACTTAGATGGGTCGATACAGAAAGAGCATGTTTCCCCTGGTTGACATTTACAGCACTGGTCCAGGGATTTCTCGGGTTTCGTTATATTTTCACTCGGGGCCATGAAGCCAGATTTGCACACATCGGGACTAACTGGTCTACATCCCATGGGTTCTATTTCGACGTTGTTCTCGCGTTTCGATTGTCCAACGATACAACTCATTATAGTCTGTCTATATTTTTATTGTCACAGTACCAAAAGTCTTCTGATTGAGGCATGAAGAGGACACCCTTGGTCATTGTCATGTAGAGTTTGGCCTTATTGACATCGGGGTAGGACAGGAGCATCCACCGTTCCCAGTAGTCAGCTCGGAAAAAGTCTTCCCAATCTTCCTTCTCACTTTCATCTATAGCCAACATACCCCGATGAATTTCGTGATGATCTGTCTCTACCCGCAACTTCTTGGGGATGACAGCTCCCTTCCTAATAAGATGTGCACGCATGAGACGAGCATCACCGTGATCTGTGTAATACTGGACATTCTTCTTACCGAAATCGATGGCTCTTTTACTCGGGAGGATGACACGGTATTTATGTGCAACAGACGGACTGGGTTTAAGAACGACGTGCATTTACTGTACCGGTACAATTTCTTCGAGTGATATTTCACTCGGTATAAGGATTATGAGCGTACGCTTCATATGTTAGAATATACCATTTCCGGTAATATCCCTGTCCGAATCGGTCAAAATGCAAAAGAAAATGATCATCTCACAAACACGAGTGATCCTGAACACTGGTGGATGCATGCGAGTGGTTATCCGGGGTCACACGTTGTCATCTGTTACGAAGGACAAGAACTTTCTAGAGACATAAAAAGAGATGCTGCCGTACTAGCTTTACACCATAGCAAAACACCCGATTCAAAGATGTCTTGGGTAGACTTGGTGCGTGTCGGAAATGTTTCTTCGCTCAAACAATATGGACAGGTGACATTGGGGGGTAAAGTTGATCAGCTAACTATCTTCATGAGAAAGGAGAAGGAACGTCTGGAAAGAATCTTAAAAACGAAACACCATATCTAAACAGATGAGTCACCAGGACTGGACTCCGGTTGTCATTCATGGAAAAGCTGCACCCACACAACGACCCCCAACGAAGCACTACGAACGTACGAAGGAACAGAAACTGGAGGATGAGGAGCTGGGAACACATAAAAAGGTCCCACTTTCCATGGCCAAGATGATCCAACAGGGGCGTATTGCTAAAGGTTTCAAAACACAAAAAGATTTAGCAATCGCAGTCGGAGTGAATGCGAGTATCATAGGTTCCTATGAATCGGGTCGAGCCATCCCAGACCCCACCATCCTTCAGAAGTTGAGACGGGTTCTGGGTGTGAACTTAAAGTAGGCTCGAGTAGTGTCCAGCGATGTAATAGACATCTTCGAACCCGAGTTCTTCCAATGTCTCTGCCGCAAACCTGGCCCGTTGCCCAGTATTGCAGTAGACGAGTAAACCCTTCTTGGGGAGTTCCGTAGTTGTCTTTTCGTCCATCTTATTGACGGGGATATGGAGTGCCCTGGGGTAGTGTCCTGCACGATATTCTGTGATCGTACGAACATCAATGACCTTCTTTATTTTACCCTCCTTGATGAGTCGTTTGGCTTCAGAGGATGACACGAGGTTCTGTCCCATGAAAGTATACGCGAGTGCACCAGTGAGTGCACCGGCTATGATGAGTGGTATCATTTAGTATGTGTAGGGATTTTAACTTCGACGTGTTCCATCTCGAAGCAGCATTGTGCGTGACCATCATAAGTCCTCTTACATGCTTTACAGTAATAAAGGATAGGTGCGTTCATAGTATAAATGGCTCTTGGAAAAAAACAAGAAGTTTCTACTCGTCTCACACCTGAAGAGTTTGCTAAGCATTCGATGGATAATCGTTTAGCTGCAGCAACGGATGCACTTAAGTGTGAAAAGGTTCGATACAAGTCCAACTGTGACTCCGACAAATTCAAGGAATTCCTTGAGGACCGACTCACAATTTGGGAGGGGGAAAAGAACAGCACCTTCCACGGGAAGAAAATGTTCGAAAAGACGAAAACTTTACTTGACAATTGGAACTAATTCTTTCCAGATACATGCACGTGATTCATTTCATAACAACATTGTGCAAACCCGTCATACGTCTTCTTACAAGCCCGACAATGTACTAAACTATTGTTGTTGTTGTTGTTGCTATTATTAAATGTGAATGGGCGAATATTCTTGGGAACAGTCATAATGTTTTTATTGTTGATGTTCACCCTGTTACCGTTACCCGAAACCGGCTTTATGAAGGCCGCTGTAGGGTTGTATGTCCTATTCCCCTTTGAATTTTCTGTGTAAAGAGCACCTCTTCCCGACAACCTAATGCGACGCCCCTTTGTGTCCATATAAGGGGTAGGTCCCACCGACATCTTATTGAATTCATTGCGGGCGTTTTTCGCGGACATACTTATTTATATAAACTCATAAATTAATTACCGAACGCAACACCGGCCATACCATTCTTGATACGAAGAATGTTATAGTTGACTGCGTACATACGCTGGTACATGTTACCACCGGACACGTTCCTGAGTGTCACCTTCGCCGTGTCGATACGAGAGAAGTTCAGGGAACCGGAAGGTTGAGACTTGCCGATGTTGAGGCAGAATGGCCATGTGTACACGGGAGCGGTCTCGAGGAGATCGTCGGGAAGAGCCTGGCAATGCATCTTGGGAACCACGTTATGATGGTAATCCTTGGACATGTTCTCGGAGAGAGGTGTACCGTTGATGTACAAGGTGGCATCGTCGAAAGCATACGCCGTATCCCACGCCGCACCCACGTTAGACGTCACGAGGTGAAGAGCACTCGTGGGGTGGTTGAAATACGTGAGATCGATATCCGTATCCGTCGCCCCAACCATCTGGTACTGTGTCTGTGTCATGAGAATCTCATGTTCATTGTCCGTGAAGAACTTACGCTCATCGGTGTCGAGGTAGGCATACATCGCATACACCTTGGGGGTTGACGAAAAGGTACCGTCACGGCACTTGATGCGGATCTCAACGTCGTGGTACTGCATGGCAACAAGAGGAAGGGACTTGGTCCAGTCCTGGCTGAAGAAGAAGGGAATCACGAAGTGATCAGCGGTACCCGCGGCATTCTTCGCATTCTCCTTAATCTCAGCTGTAGACACGGCCGTCGACGCACGAGCCTGTGTTTCGTTGTAGAGTACGTTGTGAACACCCTGGACGTAGAGGGAATCGAGGCGGCAGACCTGCTGACCACCCACATAGAGAAGGAACTCGGTCGGGTTGGAATCCTTAGAGAAAAGACCAGTCGTGTTCGAACCCGTGGCGGTGATGCCAGGGGCTTCGATCCATACGTAGCTCAAAAGATCACCCTTGGACTTGATGGGGATGGTCACTTCGGCACCCGAACTGAACGAACCGATGTAATCGATACGCTCAGGCTTGATGGAGAAGTTCGTATGACGCTTGTAGTTCTGACGAAAAAAACTGACTTCGGGTTGACCAGTGATGTAGACATCCTGGGCACCCTTGGACACGAGGTCAATCAAAGCGGCTGACATTTACTAGTAAACGATATTAAAATTTTGGCTCGAAGTGTACATAAGGAAGGATGGTTGTATTTCAGGCACTCACATGGGAAGCACGTGACGAAGATGAGGATCACTTGATTAGTATCTTTGGTAAGACAGAGGATGGGAAGTCTGTGTGTGTAACTACTACCTTTGAACCATACTTTTACATCAAGCTTCCTGATATCAAGTATGCCCGCGAAATCTACGCTCACATTAAAGACACGTGCACCGGGTACACCGTCGTTGAATCGAAGGATATCTGGGGTTTTCAAAATAATCAAAAATTCTTGTTCATGCGTATCACATTTTCCAATCTGAAGAAGCGGCGAACGACTGACTACTTCCTGAAAAAACCTCTCAACCTCTCGAGTGGTCCATTTCCCCTGAAGGTGTATGAATCCAATCTTGATCCAATGCTTCGTATGATGCATCGAACAGGAATTCAGTCAACAGGGTGGTTGGATACTGGCAGTGAATGTGTTCGATCCAATCTTGCACATGTCAACATCGACCTGTTCTGTAACAATTGGGAAACACTCACACCCGTCAAACGTGATGACGTGGCACCCTTCGTCGTGGCATCCTTCGATATTGAGTCGAATAGTTCTACTGGAAAGTTTCCTGATGCGGACATAGATGGTGATGCCTGTTTTCAGATTGCCTTGACTCTTTGTAAACTTGGATCGGATGAACCCTATGACAAGACGTGTCTATGTTTCAAACAAACCGACCCAAACCTGGAAGGTTCTACGATCATCAGTTATGACACAGAACGGGAAATGCTTGAAGCATTCAGAGACTACATCATCAAGCAGGACATCGATATTATGACGGGTTGGAACATCTTCGGGTTCGATCTTGAATACATCTACAAACGAGCTGCGAAGGTTGGGTGTAGCCACTCTTTCTACAACCTTGGGAAGTTGAAGAATGTCGATTCAGAAATGGTATACAAACGTCTATCGTCGAGTGCTTTGGGTGATAACATGTTGAAGCTTCTTCCCATGACTGGACGATTCATCTTCGACCTGTTCCACGAAGTCAAGAAGGGCTACAAACTTGATAGCTATAAGCTAGACAACGTTTCGAAACTCTACCTGGGTGATCAGAAGATTGATATGCCTCCCAAGGAAATGTTTGCTCGCTTCGTTGAAGGTGACCCCGTCAAACTCCGAGAAGTTGCCGAGTACTGTATCAAGGATACACTGCTACCCCACCGCCTCATGAAACGCCTTTGTACACTTCTGAACCTCCTGGAGATGGCAAAGGCTACATGGGTCCCCATCTCATTCCTCGTAGAACGTGGACAGCAGATTAAGGTTTTTAGTCAGCTGACCAAGAAGGCTCGGGAATTGGGTTTCATGGTCCCGACAATCCGCTACGGTGCGATCCCCCCTGAACCCTATGAAGGTGCGACTGTTTTAGAAGCTCAGGGTGGTGCGTACTATACACCAATCACGGCACTGGATTTCGAAGGTCTATATCCGTCGATCATGATGGCCCACAATCTCTGTTATTCGACGTTCGTCATGGATGAAAGGCGTTATGGGAACATCCCCGGTGTTAATTATGAGACGTTTGAATTGAATGGTGGCACCTACAAGTTTGCACAGGATGTACCCAGTCTCCTCCCGAGTATTCTGGCAGAACTTAAACAGTTTAGGAAACAGGCGAAGAAGGATATGGCTGCTGCGACGGGGTTCATGAAGGAGGTCTACAATGGTAAACAGCTCGCCTACAAGGTGAGCATGAACTCGATCTATGGATTCACTGGTGCTGGTAAGGGCATCCTTCCATGTGTACCGATTGCCTCGACGACAACCTTCAAGGGGCGTAGTATGATCGAAGAGACGAAGGAGTATGTCGAAAAGAACTTCCCGGGTGCGAAGGTGAGATATGGGGACTCAGTAACTCCTGATACACCCTTACTCATTCGTCGAAACGGGGTTGTCGATACGTGTAGAATTGATTCACTCGTAGATTCATATGAAGAACGAGATGACGGTAAAGAAGTGGCTACGATTGACGCAGAAGTTTGGACTGAGAAGGGTTTCACCCCCATCCATCAGATTGTTCGACACAAGACGACGAAGACGATCCATCGAGTCTTGACACACACAGGTGTTGTCGACGTCACTGAAGATCACAGTCTTCTTCTCGAAAACAAGGAGATGATAACACCTAATGAAGTGACTCTCGGTACGAAACTTCTTCACGGTGATTGTGTGAGGGGTATCGAATGGGATGATACATCTGTATCCGTGGACGAGGCAAAGGTTATGGGTTTCTTCTTCGGAGATGGTTCATGTGGTCACTACGGTGATAAATATACATGGGCATTGAATAATTCCAAACTGGAATACCTCGTAGAAATGCAAAATCTCTGTCCATTTGAGACTTCTGTCTATGATACTATTGAAAGTTCCGGAGTTTACAAATTGAACGCGAAAGGTGATGTGAAGAGTATCTCGGAGAGATATCGATCTCTATTCTACAACACACACAAAGAAAAGGTTGTGCCACCCTGTATCCTGAACGCACCAATTGAAGTTGTGCAGTCGTTTTGGGATGGGTACTACCTGGCTGACGGGGACAAGGATGATCATGGATACACGAGGATGGATATCAAGGGTAAAGAGGGATCCATGGGTATGTTCATTTTGGGGAGACGTCTTGGATACAACATCTCTATCAACACTCGAATGGATAAACCTACTATTTTTAGGCAGACATGGACGAAAGCACTCCAAAGAAAGGATCCAGTCGCAATCAAGAAACTCAAAGTTATCGGCGAGACTGATGGATACGTCTACGATCTTACCACTGAGTGTCATCATTTTCATATTGGTCCAGGTGATTTAGTCGTACACAATACCGATTCAGTAATGGTCGAGTTTGATGTTGGTGGTCGAACGGGAATGGAAGCGATTGAATACAGTTGGGATCTGGGCGAAAAGGCTGCCGAAGAATGTACGGCCCTATTCAAGAAACCCAACAATCTCGAACTCGAGAAGGTATACTGTCCGTACTTTCTGTACAGTAAGAAGCGTTACGCTGCCAAGCTATGGACCAGAGACAAAGAGGGTGAGATGAATATGGACTACATCGACATCAAGGGACTCCAGGTTGTGCGTCGTGACAACACAGTGTTCGTTCGTGAAGTATGCAAGGAACTTCTGGATGTTGTACTAGAAAGTAGTGATCCAGGACCCCCGAAACAATTGGCTCTTGAGCGAGCGATCAATCTTCTAGAAGGTGAAGTTCCCATTGATAAACTCATACTTTCACAGCAGTTGGGAGATTCATATAAAAATCCGAACCTGCCACATGTTCGGGTTAGGGACAAGATGCGTGAAAGGAAGCCTGGATCCGAACCACAGTCGGGTGATCGAGTACCGTACATTCTTGTGAAAACGGATAACCCGAAGGCGAAGGCTTACGAAAAGGCGGAAGATCCGGTATTCATGAGGGAAAATGATATCCCCGTCGATTACCACCATTACTTCACCAATAAGTTCTTGAATCCAATTTGTGATCTTCTGGAACCCCTCGTGAAAAACCCAAGGACTGAAATCTTCGGTGACTTAATCGCTCAACATAAACCACCACCCAAAAAGAGAGAACCAGCACTGAGTGGTATGAAGAAGGACCAACTCATCGAAGAGTGTAAGAAATATAATCTCGATACTGTGGGTAAGGTTGCTGAACTTCGAGAAAGGATCAAGGCTGCTCGTTCCGACAAGTTGACATACGATGAGGTATTTAAAAATTACGATTGATACAGTATTAAGATGGACGAGAGGCTTAATGCCTTGTTCCGCGACGAAGTAAAAAAGGCTGTCGAAGAACAAACAAAGATCATTAAGGGTGAGTACAATGAACTTTTGAAAAAGGCGAAAGAGGAATACAAAGATGAGGTTCTGAATCACAAGAACAATACCAAAGACGCCACTAAGAAAATCATAGACGACCTCAAGGAAGAGCATCAAAAGCAAAGGTCTCTACTTCAAGATGAAATTCGAAAACTCAAAGAAGAACAACGCGAAGTATCGAAGACTTCTAAGGCTGAATTGGTAGAAGCAAAGAATGTGTTTACAGAAAAGGCACGTTCGATTCATGGTTCTTATAGTGATTACCTACGAGTCGTCTCTGTGAATTACAGTATTCCGTATAGCGTCCTGTTACGCGATGCTCCCGTGGAAGAAGACAACACATGTAGGGGTCTGAAGAAGAATATGTCTAGATGCAATCTCAAGGCAAGGTGTGATGGTTACTGTAAACATCACCACAGTCAATTGGTTCGAAAACACACGATCGAATTTATTGATGAAATCTCATCCACCACATCGGGAGAGGTTGAAAATAAGGGGCTTATAGATTTCAATTCTGTATTATAGAAGACATGAGTAAAACAGACATTCTGCTATCTTCCGTAAACGAGTTCTATTCCGATGACAAGAATAAATCTACATTACTGGGTATCCTAGACAAGTCAGGGGGTATCTCACTTAGAAACATTGAATGGTTCATCACGAATTATGCGAAAAAAAATCATACTTCCTATACGACGTCCAATGGTCGTCTATTCACTGTACACTGTGCCTACAAGTCGAGTCTTGATGGGTACAGTAAAAAATTGTTTGACCCCTTTGCTCGATCTGAAAAATTTACGTATACGATTCCGGGGACATCTCATGAAGTTCAAACGACTATCGCTCAGTTGAACTTCATCAAATGGTGTATCAAGAATCGAATCATCGAGTACATCTCCAAAAATAAAGATTCCTTGTTTAATAAACGAGTGACATAAAACCATTTTCGAAACTGAATGTCTGGTAGCCAGTGTAGTAGATGTATAGGATGTATATGTCCTTAAGATCGGGTTGAAGGGTTACTTCGAGGGTTGTTTTTTCTGATTGGATGTCACTAAAATCCAGACTTCCGGATGGACTGACATTGATGGGGTTAATCGCAAATGAATAAGTGTAGATATTTCTCACTGGCTTGGATAGACGTTTTTGATATGGTATCATGTATTTGTAGTACGAATCTGTAGTACTTGAAATATTTGGTAAATCAACTCCCTGAATAAAAAATTTAGCACTTTTCATGACTGGATTGAAGAAGGTGAAGGTTTCGTCGAAATCTGGTGTCGTCGAAAAGTTGAATCGATTCTGAATGTAGTAATAGTCTGAGAAGTTTGCGTTCGGTACTCTGAATACGGATGTATCAAGGTCGATGCTATAGGATTGTGTGAATGTTTCTTGTGAGAGGCTTACAAAGTTTGTAATTTTTTCGGATGTCATGAGAATTGGATTTCTCTCGTTATTCTTCACGATATCGAAACCTGGTATGTTGGTGAATCTCTTTCCACTGACATCCGTCGATGATGTTTCAGTGTAAAACTCAAAGGTGAATTTCTCGATAAAGGAGTTTGTAGGTAGCTTTACTGTTATGATTGGAACATCTGACCCTGGATCATCTGTCCATGGTACGATGTTGTATTCCGTTGAAAAAAACTCTCCAACCTTTTCGGTCCCGGCTTCGTTATTACCTTCTAACACGGGTTCTTCACTGAAACCAACACGAGAGAATGTAGTCACACCCCCCTGTGTCAGAGTGGTAAAAAATGAAATATTCTTTAAGCTGAAAGGACCATTCCAGTCTCTGGCATAGATTTTGAAGGTGTCAAATTCTGGTTCAAAGGTGGCTATGTTTACGTTTTCAAATTCTGTATTTCTTAAAAACCAATGCAGTGATTTGACCCGGTTATTGGGGACGAGATTTGTTCGTATACTATCGACTCCCGCAACGGTCTGTGACGTTGGGTGTCTCTTGACTACATCCGTGATCATCGTATATGGTTGGTTCTTTAAATAGATGCGTTCATCCGGGTCGATCGTAAATTCTTCTGTGATAATTTTGAAATTGTCGAGAATGATCGTAGTTGGTGCCGACGTAAAGAACGTTTGTGTATGGAACTCAAACTCGAACTCTATTTTCTGTTTGTGAATCGCACATAATGGGAAGAAAGGTCTGTTTGGTTCATTTGTAGGGTATTCATCACTCGAATATTTCCTTGAAAAAAAGAACGGAAGGGGGATAATCACTTCAGAATCTAACGCCGCATAGGCACCATTCGATGTCGTCCTGTCAAACCCCAACATACGATTCAGGTTGAAACGGTTCGCAACCTTTTCTGAAACTTCGAGGTATAACTCATCGTGTATGACCATCCAGTCGTCATAAATTTTTTCAACTTCGATTTCATCTACACGCATCGTGACAGATTTAATGAGATGACGACCGACCTGGTCGGCATAATTCTGTCCAGTTGTTAACCCGGGAAGTTTGATGAGTACATACATGTTACTCAAAAGATCACCCATATTCTGAGGATTGAAGGTTACCTTGATACGTTCATTGAAGGGCCATGTAGGGGACGTGGGACTCTTGTTGACGATCGTAGTTCTATGAAACTTTGTAAAGTTGGAATGTCTCTTTAAATCATAATTAAAAATAGACTCATCTACATTGTCGCTATATATGTATGACTCCTGTTTGCCTATGGCGTTAAGGGATACACCGGCACCACTGGAGGTGGGCATCTTACTAATGGTTTACATATTTTTAATGTCCATCTTCCACATGTCGATGTGGCTCGTTTTCAACATTGCTTCCAATTCTCTCTTCGCCTGTGACGCTTCTTTCATGAGAGCCTCTACACGCTCCTGTGTGTATTCGACGGTCTTCGTATTGAGGAGATAGTCCATGTTTCCATCAATCTTGGGGAAGATCGAAGACATTTCCTTCTCGAGTTCCACCTTCTTCCTCTTGAAGACGATCAACTCCTCCTCGATGACCATCGACACGAACTTCGATTTGTGGTCACACATGATAGCCCTAGCTTCGAGAACCTTGATGAGGTGGGCTTTTCGTTTCTTGTAGTGTTCGAGTCGGAGTTCCACAAAGTCTTGAAGAATCTCTTCGGGGCTTCCATACCTACGAATACCCTTGGTGGGATGGAATAGGTGCATGTTTGAAACATGGAAGGTCTTCCGCATCTTGAGATCTTTGACGATATCTTTTCCTGAGTATCCAAAGATTTCAAAGTCTACATCATCGGTTGTACTGTTGTTCGTATAGCCCGTGATCATCTTCTTTTCCGCCAACGAGTCCAAGTATTCCTTGTAGTCTTGGGTCCAACGCCCCGGTGGAAGTTCCGTAACCTTGAGTCTGGAGCCAGTGTCTCTGTACGTACCCTCTGTAATCCACAGACCACCCTCATCTTTGAACACCTTTCCCCTGAAACCCCTGAACCACGGCTTCATGGGTACGACCTCTTCACCACCCAGGATCCTCTTGATGTTCTCCTTGATGTCGTCGGGGTTGAAGGGTGGGACATAACAACTGAAACCCGTCCCAATACCCTCCGTCCCATTTACTAGAACCATGGGCATGGTAGGCATGTAGAAGTCTGGTTCGATGGATCGCCCATCATCATCCAAATAATTGAGGATGGCATCATCCCTGGGATCAAACAACTTCCTCGCCTCCTTGGTCAACTTCGTGAAGATGTACCTCGTCTGGGACGCATCCTTGCCACCCATGAGTCGTGTGCCGAACTGACCACAGGGTTCAAGAAGATTGATGTTGTTGGAACCCGTATAGTCATTGGCCAACTTGACGATTGTCTCGGCCAAGGACACCTCACCATGATGATAGGCACTCTTTTCAGCTACATAGGCTGCCAGCTGAGCCACCTTCATCTCTGCAGTCAAGTTTCTCTGGAAACACGAGTACATCACTTTACGCTGTGAAGGTTTGAGACCATCTGCGACATGAGCAATGGAACGTTTGAGGTCAGCCAGTGAAAAGTTCACCAAGTCTTTGTGTACAAAGTCGGTGATATCTAGCTGTTTCACATCACCATAAGGAACTTCGAGTTGGTTGGCATCCTTGGCAGTACTTTCGAGAAGCCAAGACTTGCGTGCATCCGCCTTCTTCTTATCAAATGCCAACACAATGGAGTCATCAGTCATCGTATCCATGTCAAACTTCACAGTGAGGTCCTGAATCTTTTTGAAGTACTCACGAGCTTCAGCCGACGTTGAGGTACCCAAACCCTTGTAGTACTTAATCTTCCACCCCTGCTTTCCCGAGCCATACCACGTTCGGAAAGCTGAGTCTGTATAGAAAGACTTGGTGTCTGAACCCTTCGTAGCCTTGATGATGGGTGTCACCATCGACACCACAAAGTTCAGTTTCAGAAGACTGGGCCAGAAGTAATGGATCATGTTGAGGATGAGACCCTTGATGTGGGAACCATCGTTATCCGCATCAGTCATGATCATGAGGCGACCGTAGCGAAGTTCCGAAACACTTGTGTACTCCTTCCCTTGTTGGAGACCCAAAATTTTCTTGAGATCGTTAAACTCCTGGTTGGAGGTCAATTGAGCCACCGAAGAGTCTCTCACATTCTTACACTTGCCGCGGAGAGGGAAGACACCGTAGTGGTCTCGGCCTACCACGGATAAACCGGCGACAGCGAGTGTCTTCGCCGAGTCACCCTCTGTGACGATAAGTGTACACTTCCCAGATTGTGCCGTACCAGCCTTGTTCGCGTCATCCAGTTTAGGAATACCGGTAATCTTAGACTTCCTGGCTCCATCAGTCTTCTTGAGTTCCTTCATCTCCTTGAACTTCGAGAGTGCTGTGAGTTCATCGGCGATGCCCGTCTTCAAAACATTCTTCACAAAGTTTTTGGGTGGTTCAAACTTCGAACCAAAGTCTGGAGACTTCGAGGTACACTCAGACTTCACCTGACTCGAGAAGGTTGGATTTTCCAAAGTTGCCTTCACGAAGATGGTAAAAGTGTTCTTCACTTGTTGAGGCTTCAGTTTAATCTTCTTCGCCATGTCGTCGATGATTCCGTTAGCGACAATGTTCGCCACATGATCGACGTGAGTACCACCCTTCATGGTACAGAGACCATTCACAAAGGAAACTTGCTCCATCCCATCGGTGGACGGTCCGATGCATACAGACCAACGGTCACCGGCGACAGAGGCAACTTCTTGAACACCTTCATGCATCTTGGCGTAAGCCTCGAAGTTTTGTTTAGGGAGAACATCACCATTGAACTTTACTTTACAGTTTTGAGTTGTACAGATGTTGGCATCCCAAACTCGTTTCTGAAAAATGTTATAGATGGTATCGTCCATCTTGGACATCCCGAACCTCTTCCACTCAGGAGTAAACGTGATGGCTACAGATGACGTAGCACCCGAACATTTTTTTATTTTTGGTGGGTCACAGATAGTCATATTCTTCGACCAGGATTGGGTGTACAGCTGTTTCGTCTCATGGTCCTTGATGACGATAGAAAACTCGGTGGAGTAGATGTTCGCCAACTTGGCACCGTAGCCGTTGCGACCCCCGACGATACGCTTTTTGGAGTCATCATAGTTGGTACTCGTGAGAAGGTGACCAAAGACAAGTTCGGGGTTCCAGAGACCTTCCTTCTCATGCATGCGGACACCAATACCACCAAGGGGTCCATTGTTTTCAATGGTCACTGAACCCACATCCTTATCGATGGTGATGGATATGGAGTTGACCTGCTTGGGGTGGAGGGAGTTGCGGTCGACGGCGTTGACCAAGATCTCATCAAATATTTTCAAGAGGGCTGGGGAGTACTTCAAGTTCTTCTTGGTGAAGGTAGAACCATTGAGGATCCAATAGGGTTCTGTACCCAACTCAACTGGACCGACATAGGAGTCAGGTCTCTTGAGAATGTGTTCGATATGGGTGAGCTTTTGAACACTCTCCATATTTTCTTAGTCTTATTACAACACTAACTTTTAACTTAGGTTAAAAATAATATTTTATAGAAAACTATATGCTCACTCTCACCTCTACAAAACCAATCTTACCCAAACTCGAGAAGCGTATCAACAAGACCCTCGTCAAGTCGGCCGTGAATGTTATCGACAAGGTGTACAAGGATCGGGATTATGCTCGGTTCTATGTCCTTGAGACGGTCGCTCGTGTACCATACTTTTCATTTGTATCGGTTCTACATCTCTACGAGACTTTCGGTGTGTGGAGGAAGGCTGACTTCTTGGAGACACACTTTGCTCAAACCATGAACGAGTACCATCATCTCCTTATCATGGAAGATCTGGGTGGTGATGAACGCTTCGTCGATCGCTTTTTCGCACAGCACACAGCCTTCGCATATTACTGGCTGACCTGTCTATTGTATGTCGTGTCACCGAGGATGGCCTATAATTTGTCCGAGCAGGTTGAGGAACACGCCTATCATACCTATGACGAATTCCTCAAACAGAATGGAGCGAGTCTCTCCCTCGAGAAGCCTCCAGCTGTAGCTTCAAATTACTACGACGATGTCAACAACCTCTATGACGTCTTCGAGAATGTTCGCAACGATGAAGGTGATCACGTGAAGACGATGCAGGACTGTCAGATTACGCTTCACCAGCAATAGTGGCAAGGTACAGATCGACTTCACCGGAAAATTCCGGGCATTTTTCGACTGTCTTCTTGGTCACCATGTCTTGGATGTTAACGATATGTTCTTTGAACTTGACGACATCGACACCAGTCGCGTTGTGGATCTGACTGTCTGAAGCGATATCCTTGGCTGCGTAAAGATACGCTGCAGCATAATTTGCGTGAAGTGTCGCGATGAGCGGCGAAGCATCTTGTTGCGAAGCTGTCGCATATCGTGCTGATTGTCGTATGAGTTTATCCAAAGATGCACTCGCCACGACACGTCTATTCTTCGCCAATGTGTACAACAAGAAGACGGCAATGGCTACGTAAAGGTAAAACATCTCCTTTGTAATATTCGAGGAAAAAAATACCTAAGTGAAGCGTTCATCTTGATAAATACAAGAAACTAAACCATGGAGATCATTCGAGATGAAATGTGGAACAAGTGCCTTGGTGATGCAACCAAGATGTATCGTCTTGCTGAACCCGACGACAAGTGTCGACACTTGGCGAATGCGACATGGGTCATGAAGAAGCGATACGAGCAGCATGCGAAAAAGAAGAGTGAGCGTACGATTATGTTTATCGATACAGTTCCCGAGGAACCTAGGGTTCAGGTGAAGAATTCAATTTGCACAGCGATGACAATGTCTGGGTCGAGGTGCAAATTCAAGGCTGTATGTGGAAACTATTGTCGAAAGCACAACGTTTCCGATAAATTAAAATCACAGTTACTATAAATGTTTGATCAGGATACGCTTAGACCTGTAATAATAGCAATGTCTCTGTACATCATCACAAGTGTCACCGTTCCCCGCTTCGCCACAAAACCAACAAACATTGAAATCATCGATGACATCGTCGCTTTCCTCGTGGCTCAACGTGGCTCTGTGATGTCGGGAACGATCTTAATGGGTCTTCTCATCTTCGCCGCGAACTACATTGACACCGAATTCTTTTAAGATGTTCTCTCGTGACATGATATTTTTAGTATACGAATGATCCATGTAGGTCAGTCTTTTGTTGTAGGTATCTTCCATGAATTCCAAGAGTTGGTCAAAGTTTGGTTTACCCCAAACCATCCCCTTTTTGAAGAGAAAGTCATCATTCTCCAACTCTTGAAGTTCACAGTCAATCATGTAAGGCGACTGAAGGTATTCACTCGGTCCACCATATTTTGTCGCGATGACTGGTTTATCTCTCATAGCTGCTTCTATAGCACCCATCCCAACACCCTCTGAATTTGAAAAATTTACGTAGCAATCACCACGACTGTGGATCGTATTCATCGCCTCTTCGGATACGAGACCATTGATGACTTCGACACGTTTCAAATCTATCTTAACATCTTCTTTACATGTTGACTTGACGAGTAAGCGGGTATCTGGTTTATCCAGACGAATGAAGGCTTCAAGGATCTTTTTGAAGTTCTTACGTGGATCCAGAATGTTACCGATGTGGTAGAATGTGTAAGGTGTCTGTGGGATGTATGCATGAATCACGAAAAACTCTTTACTCGGAAATTGTTTCGACAGGACCCGTTTACAGAATTCACTGGGTACGGCGATACGCTCAAAGTGATCGAAGAGTTTACCATAGTCTTCATGGACTGTCTCAGTCTCACAGACGGTCATGCATATGATCTGTTTACACTTCGCCTTGATGGATGGTACAAACTTTATGATGTCGTCGATTGGTAGGGCAAACATGAAAGCCTGGTCACATTCTGGGATATCTTGGTTGTAGATGTAGTACTTACTATCCGGGAAGAGATCCATGTATTTCTTCGTGTGTTGACCAATCCCACTCAGAAGAGTTGGTCCTATGAAGATCATTATGTATAAAGATAATCTTTCTTTTATATATATAAACATGGAAGCTCTCAAGGATGAAATTCGTGAGGAGATGAACAACGTTCGTGTCGACAAGAAGAAGCTGTATGATCTTCTTCTCAAGATGGTTGACAACTGTGGTGGTGGTTCGGCGTCTGTTGTAGAAGGTCCCCCTGGTCCTCAGGGTCCCGCTGGTCCTCAGGGCCCCGAAGGTCCTCAGGGCCCCGAAGGTCCTCAGGGTTCTGATGGGGTATGCAAGTGTCCTGCCCCTAAGAAACCCGTCAAGAAGTCGTCTGTAGCTTAAAGATTAAACCATACATTAGGATATAGTAGCCACCATAGCTCAGTCGGAAGAGCGCGGACTTTGTAAGTCCGAGGTAGGGGGATCGAAACCCTCTGGTGGCATATATCCAATTAGCTCAGTTGGTTAGAGCACAGTGCTTATACATTTTGTATATTTACATAGAGTCAAATCTATATGAGGCACGCTGGGGTCACGGGTTCGAGCCCCGTATTGGATAATGGACCTATACCATAGGTGTAGGACTACCACCCTTGTTTACCATGTATATGAAGCTCCCTAAAATAGTCAGTATAGCAAGAACCAGGTACCCGAAGGGGTATTTCTTCTTTTCTTCTTGTGCTTTGTCGGGTAGCTTTCGCACATTCATGTTGAGTACTTCAATCTTATTCGTAAGTTTTTCAAGAGCTTGAAGTATTTGGACATTCTTATCCCTTGGTTTTTCTCGTGGGTTGACTGTGGTGAGTTCGATGATCATGTACCATGTACACCCTGGTTTGATGAGTGTGTAGGATCTGTCGTCGCGAGATTCGTACATTCTGAAATGTAGCTGTTTGATTGATATTGGGTTGAAGTAGTTTGTTTGTCTGTTGTAACTTTTCCATTGTTTGTCTGTTTGAACGGTTGTTGAGTCATATGTGTACTGTCTTTCCAATGGAATTCGTTCGAGTATCTGACCATGGCGTTCATCGAGTAACTGTGCAGAACCCGGTATGTCTGGACATACGACATCTACATATTCTGCTATAGTTGATGGTCCATTGTTGGTGTTTGGGTTGGAATCTCCGACACCGGTGATATAGAAGTCCACTATTTTTACACCGATGACACGTCCCATATCTTCTACATGTGTATTGGATTCAAGGGATAGGTTCAATGAAAATGTATTGTTGTTACCATTGACATATTTTGAATCAATCACTATGTACTGTGTCTTTTTAGGTAAATCGTCGAGTGACATTCTAACATATGTCTATACTTTTTTTACCTAAGTTTATCATCGTGATGACATTTCCAAAATGGAATCGACACTCAACACGTTCAAACAGCTTCGACGCAACGCCTTCATCGCGTGTGGTAACGTGTCAGTGTATGATAATATCATCCACGACATCGAAGCCCTGTTAGATGAAGATGATGAACGCTACACGAGAGATGCATTGATCAAAACGATGAAGCAAGAATATGATAACATCGATAGGGCTGCCTGGTACGAAGAACATTTCGACACATGGGTCCCCATGCCTGAGCGTCAAGACTGTGATATGTTTTCTCTCGAAGACCGCCTTCGGTATGCACAATGTCGGGTTGAAATGTTTGACCATCTCGAGCGTAACTTTAAGCAGAGGACGTTCCCTCATTTAGCAGAGAGGCTTGAATTCTTTTAAAGATTTAGTGACTATGTAATACATAATATGTCTCAAGCAATTGGTATCGATCTCGGAACTACGTACTCTTGTGTTGGTGTCTGGCAGCATGATCGTGTAGAAATTATTTCGAACGATCAAGGTAACCGAACTACACCTTCCTATGTGGCTTTTACGGATGATGAGCGTCTCATTGGTGACGCCGCAAAAAATCAGACTGCTATGAATCCCAAAAATACTGTATTTGATGCGAAGCGTCTCATCGGTCGTAAATTCTCGGACAAAAAGGTCCAAGATGACATGAAGGATTGGTCGTATGAGGTTATTGCTGGACCAGGTGACAAACCTATGATCAATGTCGAGTCCCACGGTGAAAAGAAGACGTTTTCACCCGAGGAGATTTCTTCGATGGTACTCACGAAGATGAAGGATATTGCAGAGTCTTTCATGGGCAAAACAGTGAAGGATGCGGTTGTCACTGTCCCTGCATACTTCAACGATTCACAGAGACAGGCTACGAAGGATGCTGCAGCCATTGCGGGTCTGAACTGTCTTCGGATCATCAACGAGCCTACGGCTGCCGCGATTGCCTACGGCCTTGACAAGAATAAGGATGAAGACAAGAATGTACTCATCTTCGATCTTGGTGGGGGTACCTTTGATGTGTCACTTCTGAACATCGAGGGTGGTATCTTCGAGGTGAAGGCGACGGCTGGTGACACACACCTCGGTGGTGAAGACTTTGATGCTCGTCTTCTGCGACACTTTTCTGAAGAGTTTAAGCGGAAACATAAGAAGGATCTTTCCGGGAACGCTCGAGCCCTTCGCCGCCTTCGCACAGCTTGTGAGCGGGCGAAGCGTACTCTGTCATCTACTTCACAAACAACAGTAGAGATTGATTCGTTGTTCGAGGGTATCGACTTCTATTCATCGATCACTCGAGCTCGTTTCGAGGATCTGAATGCTGACCTATTCCGGAAGTGTATGGAACCTGTCGAACAGGTTATCCGTGATGCGAAGATGGACAAGGCTAAGGTTGATGAAGTTGTTTTGGTTGGTGGTTCGACGAGAATTCCTAAGATTCAACAGATGCTCTCGAGTTTCTTCAATGGTAAGGAGCTCAACAAATCGATCAACCCCGATGAAGCCGTTGCCTATGGTGCTGCGGTCCAAGCTGCCATTCTTTCGGGTGTTGATAACAGCAACGTCCAGGATCTTTTGCTCCTGGATGTTGCTCCAGTTTCCCTCGGTCTCGAGACTGCCGGTGGTGTCATGACAAAGATCATTGAGCGGAACACGACGATCCCTTCGAAGAAGGAGCAGGTTTTTTCGACGTATTCCGACAACCAACCCGGTGTGTTCATCCAAGTATACGAAGGTGAGCGTGCTCGTGCCAAGGATAACCATCTACTGGGTACCTTCGAACTCTCTGGTATCCCACCCGCACCCCGTGGTGTTCCACAGATTAGTGTATGCTTCGACATTGACGCGAATGGTATTCTGAATGTGACGGCCGAGGATAAGGCTTCTGGAAAGTCAGAGAAGATTGTCATCACGAATGATAAGGGTCGCCTATCGAAGGAGGAGATCGAACGCATGGTCCAGGATGCTGAAAAGTATAAGAAGGAGGACCAGGCGTACGAGAAGAAGGTGACTGCTATGAATGGTTTGGAAACGTCGGCCTATGGTATGCGTAATATGATTGATGGTGAAGAGTGTCCCTTTAGTGAGGACAACAAGACGAAGATTAGGGAAAAGGTTGACGAGACGATCCAATGGATTGACAATAACCGATCTGCCGAAGTTGACGAGATTGAACATAAGCAGAAAGAGTTGACTGACCTACTGGCGTCGTGTCAGGAACAGAAGGGTCCCACGATCGACGAGATGGATTAAATGTTGACGTATATAAATGCCAACTGTCAAACAGATTCAGAACTCGAAGAAGAAACTGAAAACTACACCCAAACCCAAGGGTAACAAACCCAAACTTCCCAACAAGATGACCTACCTCATCATTCTGGCAGACCCGAAGACGAAGCGTGACAAGGAATTCTTGAAGATGGTTCGTCAACATGTCAATACAAAATAAAGTCCCGGAATGTTTCAATCTCTTTGTCTATAATGAGTTTGCAAAACCCTCGTTCAATAGTCGATAGTGTTAATGCGTTTAATGTCGTATGTATATACAACCCATGTATTGTAATACCTATGACATCAAGACGAGTGAGAATATCTACCAGGTTTTCAAAATCTAATATCGCTAGACCCATCATGAACTTCCCCTTCGAGAATGAGTAGGTTTTATCAGGTTCGTGGTTGAGTAGATGTTTCTTGATGAAACGTTCAACTTCATTTTGTGGATCCTGACCGATCTTATTGGCCTGCTCAGAAAACGCATCGAATCCGTAGGTGATCTGTTTAAGGAACATTTTCTTGTGTTGGGGCAACGACATCTTAAATTGTGTGAGTATTATTTTTACACAACGCGTCATAGATCCTTTCATTCTCGGTTTTATATTTATCATATGGTCGGAGACAATGGTAATCAGAGAATATCCCAGATTGGACCATGGTACACAATTTGACGGGGTTATTGGAAAACTGTCCGCGATCCAGGCGTCTAAATTTGGTGTCACATTCCTTTAGACTGATGAAATGGTTTGTTTTGTTGTTCCACTCCTGTACATGTTTCAGGAGGTCTATCTGATCTGTACACCAACCATTTCCGCCATGTTTTTCATCGTATTTAATTTTTGAATTCACGGTCATCAGTCGCTGTCTCACGTCATCTATCGTATGAATATCAAAAATTTCTTTCCATGTTGACGGTAGTGCGATATTATAACACATTGCAATCTGGTTGTATTCCCTGCATATATTCTCACGATAATAGACAAACTTCGTATCATCGATATTCGACACGGATTCCGTAAAGTACGTACGATTCATGGGAACTATATCCATGTCTGTTATCAGTACACCACCTTTGCATCGCAGTAAACACGGGTAAAGTAAACGTACGTACTGTGACGTGAATGCAGTAGATATCCCTTTAATGGGTTTGAACAGTATCAGGTGATTATCATATTCTTTTAAATGCACCGGTATATGTTCAGCCACGACAACAACTTTGATATCAACAGTCGGATAAAGAAGTTTCCACATCCGTATAAAGTAAGGTACGAATCCGATATACATTGGGTTATCATTGACTGCGGTCAGTACTGTATCTAACCGCATACTGTATTGTGTGCATGAAATAAGCGAATATATTTTACGCGATGACTATAAAAGTGAATGACCAACTATTGGGACAAAAGATTTGTAGAACAGATAAAGATCAAAGTCGATACGATTGTCGAGGTGGGTGCCAGGTATGGTGACGAGTCTGTCGAGCTCTCTAATTGTTTCCCTGGTGCTCACGTGTATTCTTTTGAGTGTAACCCTCGCGTGGTAGATAAATGTAGACACAGGTTAATGGGTCACGAAAATATAACTTTCATGGGGTTTGGTCTGGGCGACACGAATGAACGTAGGAATTTCTATTCGTATATCGAAAATAACGATGGGGCTTCTTCGTTTTATAAGCGTTACGATGGTGACCGGACACAGGTTCTTGCGGGAAGTATTGAGATTAGAAAACTTTCTGACATAATGAATGAACAGTCTATTGAGAGTATTGATTTATTGTGTATGGATGTACAGGGGTACGAGTTAAATGTTCTCAAGGGTTTGGGTGAAAAGTTGAAAAGTGTTCGCTACATTATCATGGAAGAACCTAGGCGAGGTGTTGAATCTAAGTATAAAAATGCTTGTTCTTCGATTGAGATTGAACAGTATATGAGAGATAATGGATTTACTGAGATTGTTCGTATTCCAGAAAACCTCATAGAAGATAATGTCATGTATACGCGGGTTTCCTCGTGAATTCGATATTCGTATCATTCATCAGCTCCGCTGCGTTAGGGCAATGAGTGACTATGTCCCCCACGAACCCTGTTTCCTTGGGTTCGATAATCTTGGCGAAGGGTTCATATGCATTTTCCTTTACACTGTGGACGAAGAGACTATTCGCCACGATGGGGTAGATGTATTGATACAGGAATATCTGATCGGCGTTATATTTATCGGTTTCGTGTGATAGTCTACCACTGTACCACTTTAAAAACGTCTTGGCTACCATGAATGAACGGGGTGAACTGTTAACATTTCTTGTACCATTGGATATGTGAATGTATTCGAGTAGGTTGTTCCTGCAGCCACATGTACCCCCGAGGATAGGGACTTTGTGGTGGGGATGACCCCTTATGACGTGGAAGTCTTTGCTCGAGTTCAACCATTCATCCACCATCTCTTTTTCGTGTATCGAGAGACGAGAGTCAGCATCTCGGACAATGACTACCATGTCTGGTAGGAACAGATCGTATAAACGCCAAAACATGTTGGATGCCAGGGCATCTTCTCCTTCGTGATGAATCATATCGACATTTTCTTGAGCACTGAGCCAGTCGATCACCTTTTGAGGAACGGTATCGTTGTAGTGTACTCTGACCTTCCACCCCTTGTAGATTTCTTTAGCCAGCAAAACATTCTCGATCATTCCATAAGTGTATACCTCATTTGATCCCCATAATGAATACGAGATGTACATTTATTTAAAGGGTCTACACGTCTTTAAATAATATGATCTACGTTCCCGATCCGGATGCTGCCATAGGGAATTTATCCCTGATTTATGCTACACATATACTGATGACGCGGGGTGAAGGAGGAATCCACCCCGATGTATATAAATATGGAAGAGATCGGGCATTCATTTTTCATAACGTGACCGATGAAGGTGTTTTAGAAATGAAGGGGTTTATCAATGCATTCATTCACCTGCGTTTTCCAGGGATTGGTGATATCATGCGAAAATGTATTCAGCCAACCATTCAAATGCAAAAGATGATAGACACACACTGGGATACCGTAAAAGAATGTGTCACTGGGTTCCATATCCGTCGAGGAACGAGTGCTGAAGATAGTTCCAAATTTGCTCGCGTACCATTTGCATCCGATGAGGCTGTCGAGAGCATGATACAAACAGCTTTGAATATTGATCAACCGGTATTTATTATGAGTGATTCAGTATCTACTCGTGAACATTTTCTTAAGAGCGTACCCAAGGCTATATCCTTAAATCTGGAAATAGGATTTACAGCTTCAGAATTTTCACAAGAGACTGAAAACCCGGTTGAAGAGGATCTTGACATCAAGATGAATAGTATTCTCGAATGGTTCATCATGTCGAAGATGCCCAAGATTTATACGACCATGGGTGGGGTATGTGGTCGTAACGTACCCGAAGGAACTACCGAGGGTTTGTCTTCCACGTTTGGATATTCGTCAGCATTATACGGAGGTAAGATACCTCACTATGTGTTTAATGACGGACACGTATTTTACCCCGACGGTACTGTCAATAGTCCGCGTCTTGCGTGGTCTGATCTTGACACGGGAAAGTATATCGTTCTTAAGAATCCTACGAAGGAGAAGATAGTTGACCTTCGTAAGACACATGGTATGTGGAAGATTGTTGTGGATCCAGATATTTGTAGAGAGAGGGGGCTACATGAATGGTGTGAAGAGAGGGAAAATGTTGAGTTCGAGCTTCCTTCAAAGGTCAAGGAAGTGATCAACATCGAATAAATATTTAGGTAGAGCTTTGTGCTCATGGTTGAGGAGTAACTCTTCAGTGACGTCACTCCATGAATCAACGATGAGTGCATTATATTTTTGATAGAGACTATCTAGCCCCGATGATGTGACAATGGGTGTACACCCCAATAACACAGCTTCATAAAATCTATGAGTGTCTATACCGAACCCCATGGGGCATATGACAAACTTGGATCGATTGAGTTTTAGGTTGAATGTTTCTTGTGGAACGTTACCCTCAACTGTACACCATGGTTGTTCCTTGAAGTGTTTGATACAATCTTCTCGTAATGAACGGTATCTGATAAACTTATGTTCATGAGTGTTTGGTAGTCCTACATTGAGATAGCATAGGATATCCTTCTCCGTGTCAAGAACTTCTGGAATGTGTGCATCCGAAAACCCGAGTGGGGTTTGTGTGATCATCGGGTGTTCAATCTCACAGTTCACTGCCCATATATGTGTGACATAGGGGCGGATACATTCAAAGTCGAATCGGTCAAAGGATCTATCTGTACAGTGATATACGAGTTCATATTTATCCTTAAAGTTTTTGAGATGTCCTAAACATTGTTCGAAGACCCCTTGTTCACCTGTGATGAAGACACGTTTAGGTGTTTCTTTGGGTATGACGATATTTTGGTTATACCTGGGACATATGACGAAGTCACATTGATCTGCGATGAGTCTTGATGTGATCATGTTGCGTATAATACATTTAAAGTCTTTAGGTAGGTGCGAGTATCCATCGGCATCTGAGGTGACATCGACGTATGTATCATATGGTGGGGTATTTCGA